CAGACGCGTATCGGGACTCGGAGGGTAACCTTACGGAAACCTTCTGGGACTCCTTTTACGTGGGCCTGCAAGCCTTTGTTAAGGCAGGGATCCATCCCACACGCTTCTCGTATTCTGATCCGTTGACCGGTCGCCTTCACTCAATACCTGAACCCGCGGGGAAAGTAAGGGTTGTCGCCATTTGTGATTACTTTACGCAAGTGGGGCTTAAGCCCCTTCACGAGTATATTTTCTCGCTATTGCGGAAGAATCCAAACGATGCAACATTCGGTCAGCAAGAGGCCGTCGACGCCTTCGCAGCTCAGGGTCATCAGGAGATTTACTCCTATGATCTTAAGTCCGCGACGGATCTGATTCCTTCAATCCTATATCGTGAGGTTCTTGAACCTCTGATTGGGAGAAAAGGAGCAGATATGTGGATGGCACTCATGACTGATCGAACCTTTCTTGCCCCTAAGGACCTTCGTAAAGAAGGGATAGAGTGGGTGCGATACACCTGTGGACAACCCATGGGCGCTCTTTCGAGCTGGGCCTCTCTAGCCTTGTGTCATCATGCCCTCGTCCAGTTCGCTGCGAAGCGAGCCGGACTTGCTGGATGGTTCACTGGTTATTTGGTACTCGGAGATGATATCACTATCGCCTCCGAGCCAGTAGCTAAAGCTTATCTGGATGTCTGTGCTGAGTTCGGGATCAAAGTTGGTCTCGCGAAATCACTTGTCTCTAAAAAGGGACTTATGAATTTCGCTTCCCAGACCCTCTTAGGTCAGGTTAACCTCTCTCCTATCTCTCTCGGTGAAGAGCTTGTTGCTCAAAACTGGTCGAGACGGTTAGAATTAGCCAACCGGATTAACCACAGATACGGTTCTGGTGACACGATCCAAAAGGCTAGTATGCTTACTCTGCGAAGAGTACTTACTGCTACCCAATGGGACGCCTTACAAGGCGAACTAACGGGAGCAGTTAGTAGTTTAAAAGAGCGTTTCACACGATTCGTTCTGCAGAATCCATTCACTTCTATAACTGAAGTAGACAGACTCTACATAGAGAATGTTGTTGAGTGGTTAGGACTGTTATGTCCGGAACTCACTCGGTTCTCACGTGTGATGCTTGATAACCTTAAAAAGGAAATCGAGCACACGCTATGGGAGGACCTGAAGTCCACTCTAAATGGGCGAATCAAGGAGTACAACGGAGGAATCCGAAGTGCTGCCGAGATTGTGACCGCAAGTAGATATGGAACCTTCGAGACCGGTACCGTTTTATGGCGGTACCTATCGAAGGCCATTTCAGATCAGTTCAAGCGAATTCGCGAGACTGATCTGTATCCGCTTCAGGACACAGTGAAGGAATGGGAAACCGTACCTTCTCTTCCCGTGATCGGTGACCTTTGGGTTCGCCTTTCTAAGGTGCCTCCCGTCACTTCTGCCTTCGGTGATGGCCCACGTGAAAACGTGTTCGCCGTCATCAAAGATCAGGAGCTTAAGGAGTCCCTTATGAAGGAACCAGTGAGAGTAGGGAAGATCGGAGCGATCCAAGGGAAGTTCCCGGCGCCAAAAGCGCCTAAGGAGACCCTTAGAGCTCCCCTCCAACCCTTACTACTGGGTGTAGCAAGAGCTGTCGGTGTGATTCTCCCCGCGCTCAGCCTTATCGAAAAACCTATCTCTAAGGGTTTTGCAAACCACCTTTACGGTGCATGCAGAGCCTTTGAGAATTGGCGTATCGAGAGAGATGCAAGCCCTGTTTGGGCTAACTCACCTCTGGCACCAGTAATGGTACCTCAGCCTGAGTGCGTCTCACTCGTCATCGTCAATGAGGATGATTGGTAAGGCTTTCTCCGGAAGCCTCTCCACTTAACTAACCGAAGTTAGGTGTGAAGAACCTTAAGGAGTTTTCTCCAGAGCAATCTGAAGAAGGTAGAGCCTACTAGGGGTCTACTTGAAGGACTGAGCCTGCAGTTCTTGAGAGAACTACCTGCCGTCGGTTCATAGTATGGGCCTAGTCGGTGGGCTACCTAGTGAGTTGCCCCACAAGGCAGTGATCTAGCTCTGGCTCTAAGACCGGTATTCATGTATCTTGAGATCGGCCCTGAAATCATCTTAGATGATGAAGTAGGATAAGATCGTCGGACACGCTGAAAGACGGTCAAAATCGCCATTAGTCGTATAACCAAGGACTATTGGAAGAGACGCCGAATCGGTTAAGACAGAGTTTTGTCTCTGAAGAGTCATGCTTTGCATGATTCTGACTAACCGAATACGTTGTATCGCCAATCTAGCCGCCCATACTTCGGCTGGTTTACCAGACCAGAATAACTGGTGGTTTCCCATTAGCCAATTAATGGGTGGAATCCTGGGTTGCACACAGGTG